CTCTTAATGCAAGTTTATCGTATTTAATTTTACACTTAATAATTTTTTCTAACATTCTATCTGTCCAAAGTAAGCCCAATAGTTATCACCATTGTCAGTTTTATAATCGATAGCACCCTGGTAGTTTAGTTCAGTATCGTATTCTTTTACTTGAACACCTAACTCACCAGCGGGATCTGATTTAGAGAGTGCGATAGATATATTTGTTATCACTCCCTCTCTACCTAATATAGATTGATCATTTACAGATACTTTTTCACCAACTTTTAAAATCATATATTCACTCCTACTGTTACACCAGGTTCATTATCATTTTTAGTTAACCTAGTTTTTGTTTTCATTCTTTTGACATACTCACTATTTGTATTGAAATGTAGATGTAATTCATTCTCACTTTTACAATAAGCCAACTGTTTATTTTTCAGTTCTTCTTTTTGAAAATGATAATACTCCCAAGCAAGGTCTTGTGTAAGAAACCAAACAACACCTTGTATCTCTAATATGCGAGGGTCACCTGCTTTTGCAAAATCAATTATACAATACATGATACCGCAACCTTCGTAGCAAAATATTCTTCAAGGTCTTCATAACTTTCAAAACCTATCATGCTCCAAGTAACTGGTGCATCTTTACATTTATGTAATCCTTCTGTTACAGAAATCTTACCAGACTTGACTTCTTCCTCGACCCCTGCGAGAAACTTCTCAGCCTCATCTTCTAGCCATGCTTTTACTTTTCCCATAATCTCTCCTTTCTATTTTCTATGGTATAAATCAAAACTTGTAGCAAACTCCTTATGACAATTTGCCTGTGGTCTTTTATACACACCTGGTATACTACCACCTCTGTATCTATACAAAACTTTTTTTGCTTTTCTCTTTCGAGTAACTTTTTGAAATGCATCAATCCATTTGATAGGTATACCTTTAGCAATTTTTAAATCATTACTAGATGTATCTAAATGTTTAATTAACAATCCGTTTACGAGTGGATCAAGTGGCATTACGCAGCCTCCTTTACATCTAACAATGACATAGGAACACTATAAGACCTACCGTCATTCATTTTAGTGACAGCACATCTAGTTTTCATAACTTTCGTTACAGTACCTAACCAGTATTCAAATCTACCGGCAACACCAACAGTAGAACCTACTGAAAGAGTCGACTTAATTTTTAAGGCATCAGATTTTCTACGAGCCTTAAGAGCAGCAACAATAATATTGTTGTAGTTAGGACCCCAATCAGGTTCTTCTTTAATAAATGATAGAACATCATTTAGAGTAGTAAAGTTTTTAATTTTCGATTTAATCATAATGTAACCTTTCTATAATTATTGTTGTGATTGTTTATCAGAATACAACTTGGTAATAATATTGTTATATTCTAATTTAAGTGTATTGTAAATATCTAAATCTCTAATAGATTTAACATACTCAATCTTTTCATCAAAAGAGTTAAGTTTATTGTATTCTTCGAACATTTCGTTTTTAGTTGGTATATTTTCTTTAATCATGAGTATACTATATACCAAGTCAATATATAAATCAAGAAAAAAATGCACCAATCTTAAACAAAAAACCCTTATTTTTCAACAACTTGTCAATATGTCGCACTTTTATTTTGTTGTATTTTTACAACACTATGGTTTGTTCGTGGTTTGTTCTACTAAAATTACTGTGATAAATATAGAAAAAGGAGATAATCATGGTATGTAAAAATTGCGGTCACGGTTGTCATTGTTCAAATAGTTCATCTTGTCAATCATGCGATTGCATGGTATGCGAACATGATGTAGGTTGCTAATGGCTAGAGGATTAAGTATAAACAATAATTATAGTAGAGGTCCAAAGAAGAGAACATCTATAGGTGACAGTCCAAGATCAAGACCAAAGAATAAAAGTAAGAGAAGACAACATACAAGAAGTCGTGGTCAAGGATAGTGGGTAAACCTGCACAAAGAAATGGTGATGCTAACAACGCAGGTGGTGTCATAAATTCTATACCTCAATCTAATGTATTCTGTAATAGTCAGTTACTGGCAGTAGATGGATCAAAGGGAACAGGACACCCACTAGGTCCACCTCATGCTGCAGGTGTATGGACAACAGGCAATGGTAGTTCTACTGTAAAGTGTAATGGTATACCTGTAAATAGACAAGGTGATAACGATTCCTGTGCTCATGTAAGAGTTGGTGGATCAAATAATGTAAATATCGGATAAGCCATATAAATAGTCGTATGGCTATCTATCAAACAGGTAAATTCGACTCACAAAGAACTAACTCAGCAAGTAGGTCTTCTAGGATCTATTCTGATTTAGATTTAAATTTTGCGTTGACACCTGGTAAGAAAGATGTCAATAAGAAAAAAGATATTGAGGCTGTAAAGCAAAGTGTCCGTAATCTGATATTGACCAATCATTATGAAAGACCGTTCCATCCTGAGATTGGTTCGTCTGTTCGTTCTTTGTTATTTGAGAATATAAACCCTATAACAACTAATATTTTAAAAAGAGCTATAGGTGAGGTCATTACAAACTTTGAGCCAAGAGCAAGATTAAGTGCAATCGATTGTTTTCCTGATGTAGATAGAAATGGATATGAGGTCACTATACATTTTTATATCGTCAACATGCCAGGTGAACAAGTGCAACTAGAAACATTTTTAGAGAGAGCAAGGTAATGGCTAAAAGATTAGATGTAACAGAATTAGATTTCGATGAAATCAAAACAAACTTAAAAACATTTTTAAAACAACAAGATCAATTTACTGATTATGATTTTGAAGGTTCTGGTATGTCAGTCCTTCTAGATTTGTTAGCATACAATACACACTATAATGCTGTATATGCAAACATGCTAGCAAACGAAATGTTTTTAGATACAGCTGACCTTAAGAATAGTATCGTATCTCATGCTAAGCATGTTGGGTACACTCCAGTTTCAGCAACCTCAGGAACTGCAAATATAACAATAACTTTCAATAGTGCATCTGCTTCTTCTCTTACAGTAAACAAAGGTACAGCATTTACAAGTTCAGTAGATGATGTTTCATATCAGTTTATTATTAGAGATGCTGTGACCGTAACACCTGTCGATGGTGTGTATACTTTAACAACTGATATTAGAGAAGGTACTCTTGTTACAAACAAATACACGGTTGATACCACAGATGCTAATCAAAGATTTTTAATTGAGAACGATTTGGTTGACACAGCAACTCTAGCAGTTACTGTTCAAAACTCTTCTTCGGACTCAACAACTAACACATACACACTTGCTTCTGATTTAGGTGCAGTAACAAACACATCAAAAATTTATTACCTAGAACAAGTAGAGCAAGGTAAGTATGAAGTAGTATTTGGTGATGGTGTCTTAGGTGCTGCATTATCAAATGGCAACATTGTAACTTTAGAATATATTGTATCTACAGGTATTGCTAGTAACGGTGCAACAACATTTACTGCATCATCAACTGTAGGTGGTGAAAGTGATATAACTATTGTAACAAACTCAAACTCAGCAGGTGGATCAGAACCTGAAACAGTAGAGTCAATTAGATTTAATGCACCTAAACAATTTTCTGCTCAGAACAGAGCTGTAACTCCAGAAGATTATAAAGCTATCATAAGAACACTATATCCTAATACACAAACAATTTCTGTTTGGGGTGGTGAAGATAATGACCCACCAGTATATGGAAATGTTTATGTATCATTGAAACCTATATCAGGTGTAACTCTAACAACCACAGCAAAGACTAATTTACAAACACAACTAAAAGATTATTCAGTAGGTTCTGTTCGTGTTCAGTTTGCTGATCCTGAAACAACTTTTATTACACATAGAACAACTGTAAAATATAATTCTAAACTAACAACTAAAACAACTAATGATTTAAACAGTTTAGTTTCTGATACAGTATCAAATTTTAGTTCAACTAATTTAGAAAAATTTGATGGTATGTTTAGGTTCTCTAGATTTTCAGATGCAATAGATGAAACTGATACATCTATATTATCTAATACAACAACGATTAAAGTTCATAAATTTTTTACACCTACAACTGGTTCTTCACAAACTTATACAATTAATTTTTCTAATGCATTATACAATCCACACTCTGGACATAACTCTAGTTCAAATGGAATATTACAATCGACTGGATTTAAAATAGATGGTGATACAGATAATGAATATTTTTTAAATGATGATGGTGAAGGTAATGTGAGATTATATTATATTAGTGGTGGTGTTAATGTATACACAAATAACACATTAGGAACAATAACATATTCGACTGGTAAGGTTACTCTTAATAATATTAACATATCTAGTATTTCAAATGTAGATGGCTCAGCATCAACACAAATAAGAATTATAGTTCAACCTGACTCAAATGATGTTGTACCTGTTAGAGCTCAACTATTACAAATAGATCAAGTCAACTCAGGTATCATAGTCGAGTCAGATGACTTCGATGGAACTGGTGCTAGTGCAGGAGTAAGTTATAATACCACATCTTCATATTCAAATACGACTACTTACTAATGCAACATGGCAATACTTAAAGACAAACTAAAGTCACAAATACAAAGTCAATTTCCTGAACACATACAGGCTCGTCACCCACAGCTTGTTGAGTTCACAAAAGAGTATTACCAATTTATGGAGAGTGCTCAGATAACTCTCACATCAATAACTGATCAAGATCAAATACTTTTAGAAACAACCTCAGAGGGATTTTTATTATTTAACCAAACAGATAAAAATGGTCGTGACGAAGGTGATAGAATTGTTGATGAAGAGTCAGCAGGTGGTGAGTTTCAGAAAGGTGAAATAATTACAGGTTCAACCTCTGGACAAACAGCAACTATACTTGCTGAAGATAGTGATGCATTAAAATTATACATAACATCTAACTCTAAATTTGTTACAGGTGAAACTATCACAGGTGGAACATCTGGTGCAACTGGTGTTATCGGAAAGTATAGAGCTAACCCAGTAGAAAATATAAATCAATTATTAGACTACACCGATGTAAGTGATACCCTAGATGATTTCTTTGAAAATTTTAGAAACACATTTTTAAATACTATACCAACAAATCTTACCACAGGTTTAAACAAAAGAAACTTTGTTAAAAATGTATTACAACTATATCAAAGAAAAGGTAACAAGAAAGGTCATGAAATTTTCTTTAGAGCTTTATTAAATGAAACACCAAGTATCACATATCCTAGAGATCAACTGTTAAAAATTTCAGCAGGTATATTTAATACAGACACTACACTTAAAGCAACTTTAATATCACCATCTACATCATCATTAATTAATCTTGTTGGTCAAACTATTACACAAACCGCAGTAGTTGGTAATAGTAAAGTTAACACAGCAACAGCTGTTGTAGATGCAGTCACTACAGAAATTATTGACTCACAAACTGTAGGTACCCTTGCGTTACTTGAGGACTCCATAACTGGAACTTTTGTTTCAGATACTGGTGAGGTAATACTTATGGAAGATGGTGACAATATAGTTTTAGAAGAAGATGGTTCGAGTAAAATTTTAGAGGAAAGTATTGTTGAGTTTACTGCAACTGATAATACAGATAGTGATGTTATAATTACAGGTAGGGTTCATAGAATTATTGCAAGTGTAAATGTTGATAGTGGAGGTTCTTATTATACTGAGGCACAACAAATACCTATTTCAAATCAAAATGGTGGGGCAGGTGCAAATGTTCAAATATCAAAAGTAGGACAAGGAACAGTTACAAAGGTTGTAGTAGAAAATGGTGGATCTGGATATACTGTAGGTGATAACTTAACTGTTACAAATGATAATACAGACGGCACAGGTTTCTCTGGTAAGGTTAGTATTATTAATGGAGGATTTAGTTTAGAACAAGATAGACAAGAAGATGGTAGAATAATAAATGAAGATGAGTCTGTTATTGTAATGGAACCTGCGACTAACTCAAACTTAAATGACATAACTGATATTGCTATTACTAACTTTGGTGTGGGATATAAATCATTACCTACGATGGTGGTAACATCAAGCACAGGATCTAATGCAACAGTATATGGTGAGAGTTCAACCATTGGTTCTATTAAAGGAACAAGAGTTACTAATACAGGTTTTAGATATGAAGCATCACCAACATTTAGTCCACAACAACATATACAGATTAATAATTTATCTGGTGAATTTACTGTAGGTGAAACTGTTACAAGTGTTGCAACTGATAATATAATTTTAGAGCCTACCTTTGTAGAAGATTTTAAATTACAACTAGAGGACTTTAGGCCATCAAACTTATTAAGTGAAGAAGGTAGCACAATGAGTACCGAGCGTGGATTAGATGAAGGTATATTTACTCTAGAAAACACAGAGGTATCAAGTAAAAAAAATATTAGAGGAGATGCACCTATTGAGTTTATACGAACTGAGGACAATGATATAATACAAGGTA